ATTCTTTTTGGTAATCCTCCTCAGTCCAATTATCTACAACTGGATTAAAATAACTGATTTTTAATCTAGGGATTAAAATATCCCTCCATTTTGAGCCATTGCATGTTCCTCCTAAAAATACTTCTTTCATGTAACTGTTTTAAATACTTCCTGTAAATTCTGTGTCTAATTGATTATGAATTGTTTTTCTGAATTCTTCATCTGTTAAATACAAGTACATACTACGTTCTGTTAATTTTTGTACGCTGAATTTGTGTTTAACACATGCTATTTTAAATTGTTCAAATAAGTGATCAGGAATCTTCACTGATGTTAATTGCATGTTTTGTTTTGCCATAATAATATATTTGAATATAAATATATACGTTTAGGCAGAAACCGCAACCTTATCACAAAGTTCTGGTTTGTCTGCGAAAGGACACCATTTGCAACTACTTTCACCTACATTCTTAATATACGATTTTATTCTCGGTTTTCCACCTTCATCAAAGCAATCTTTAACGAAACTTTCAAATTTCTCTATTGCTTGTCTTCGTTTGGATTTTCCGCTTGCTGGTTTAAACTCTTGGACTCTGGGAATTGGATATTCTGATTGTTCATATATTTTTCGCTTAACGATAAAAAATTCGACATCGATTTGTTCCACATCTAATCCATATTGTCTAGCGAAAAATTCTTTGTAGAGCAAGATTTGAGCAATTTTTGTTTCATCCTGTTTTTCATGGTCTTTCCATCCACGGATCGACGTTTTGATGTCATAAATGTATAATTTTTTTAGGTCCTCATCATACAAAGCAAAGTCAATGAATGCTTTGTAATAAATATTGTTTGATATTTTTATTAATAAAGGTAATTCTATACCTAGTAATCTTACATTTTTTATAGAGAATAAACCACCACTTTTCTTTTTAATCCACTGAAGTATAGCTATTCCATCTTCATAAAATTCTCTCATTTCAGTTGGATTAGTAAAGTGTGATTTTGTTCCCTCGTATTCTTTCTGATATACTGCTCTGAAACGTTCTTGAAATAATGCTTCTAAATCTATTTTATTAGCAGCAACTCTACTTGTGTTATATAGTGTTTCAAGGTATGTTTGTAGTGTTTCGTGGAAAGCAGTTCCAAATACAGTGTGTATTGATGCTTGATATGGTGCTTTGTTTTCTACATAAGTTAAATACCATTTATGTGGACAGGTGCTATATATACTATATTGACTATAGGATACAGTTCTTTGATAAGAATAATTTATTTCAGGAGGAGTATGTTGCTTTATTTTTAACTCAATCTCAGTTAGCTTTCTTTTTGCCATATTTTGCTCGTATAACCTCTCCTAAATCGTTGTCATTAGGATATTGTTGAATTAGATCCTGGATGTTAGCTGTTTTCATTATTTCTTTCTTGATATATTGAGCTGCATCTAACAATTCCTCGTATAAATGATTTAGGAAATCATCGTGGTTGTTTTCATGTAAAGTAGTATTGTACTTATCTTCACCACGTTTAGCACGTGAGAATAAGTCCATTATTACTGCTTTAGTTACTTCGTCTTTAATGAAGTTATCTTTAGGATTTATTATTTCAATGTCCATTTATCTGTTGTTTAATGGTTTCTAATTCATCTTTCGGTAACATACTAATATATTCCTTTGCTTGTTTCTTTGATACTTCAAAATAAGTAGATACAGCATCTACTTCCTCTTGATTATACTCTACCTTTTTAGTTGGTTTAATATACTTAAGGAATTTGTATTGCTTAGGAATAAGGTCCTTATATAGGTTATAAAGATATTCACCTTTCATTTGCCAGGTGTTCTTTTGTACTATATTAACTACCTCAACATAATCTTGGTCCATACTTAAATAACGATTAATCATCCAGTTGTTCCAGCCTTCGTCACCTAAGTAAGGACCCTTATTAGTTGTAATATTTTTTATGTGATCGAATATATTCATTAATAATTTTTACTTGAATCAGAGTATTGTGATTTAGCTTGACCTTGTGATTCTAACATCTTTATTTGGCCAGCCAAAGCTCTCACTCTATCAATAGCTCCATCTAGTTCTTCTCTTAATTTAGCATTTTCAGCTTTTAAAGCATCATTTTCAGCTCTTAATTGTTTATTTTCAGTACCTACTCTTTGGGCTACAGCTATAGTTTCAGAAACTTGCTGTTCTAGTTCTTCTTTTTTCATTATTATGTTTTTTATTTTTTTAAAAATGTTTAACATTACGACATTTGGATTATTTTAGGATCGTTTGTTTGTTTTTCTTCTTCTACTACCTCAACAAAGTCAGTTCTTAACTGTGGAGGAAGAAATTCGTTATTTACATGTCCACATTTAGTACAGGCAAATACAGGGATTGGAATTAATGCATCGTTTGGTGTTCCTGTTAGGAAACGAGATGCTTTACGTAACATTACTCCTTCTTGGAATACGTTGTTTTTACAGCTATCGCAAGATACACCTGTGGTTTTATCTAAGCTGATGTTCATTTGTTGTTGTTTCATTATAATACTTGTTTTATTTCCATTTTGTTTTACGATTGTATTTCCAAGTTTTATACATTCTAACCTGATATTTGAATATTCTCTTTATAGGGTTTTTAAACCCTTTTCTGTATTTAGGGTATTCGATAATACCATCATCCCAATACACAGGATATTCATAATTTAGAAAGATAATTCTATAATCCTTTCTATTCGTTGCTTTGTTCAGTTTTGCTCTGTTTCTGTTTTTTGACATATACATTAGGTTTTACTACCTAATGCTGTGTTATTTTTTTCATTTATTTGTTTTTAAATTTAAAGATATACCCAAATGCTGTTTTTTGTTTACCATTGCAGCAGGCACTTATATCTCCTGCTCTTATACCTGTTTGTCTTGCTGCTTCATTTATTGAAATATACTCACTTATTTTTGCTCCTCCTACTAAATATTGTTCTACTGGTTTTTTAGTTGGGTGAGAATCACTTATATTTTTTCTCCATTCAGCTGATTTTATTCTACCTTTAGCCGATTGACTTTTCTTTTGTTTTGTTTCTTCTGAATCTTTTTTTCCAATATGGGATTTACTCATTTTTTGTTTTGTTGCTTCAGACATAATTCCTGTTCCGTTTGGTTCTCCTCCTGCTTTTAATACTAATCCATTAGGATGAAGAGCATTATAATACTCAGTCCAATATAATTCACGCTTATTTAATTCTTCTAATTTACATTCTTCAATAATTTCAAAGGTATGATTTTCTACTTTATATTTTTTAATCGAATTATATACTAGAACACATTTGTTATTATTTAAATTTTTATGAGCTAATATTCGTCTATGAATATTTTTACTTTGACCAATATAGACTTTACCTTTAGGGTTTGTTATTTTATATATTCCTATCATATCAATAAATATATGGAGGATATATTCCCCGTCAGGGATTATAATACTTGTTTCTTAGTAGTTTCAAGTATTTTAGCTATACACGCGGCCATATTTATTTCTTTATCTGGTACTACACCTGATCTCCAAATGTAATCATCTAATATAACTGATAATTCAGCATCGTGTCCGTAACTGAATTTATCTAAATTATCAAATAGATAACGATATGCTACTTGGAAATCATCTACTTGAGCGTCAGCTACTATCTGACGTATAACATACCAAGCATCTTTCTTTCTAGCAGCTAATACTTCAACTACCTTAGCTAACCAATCGGTGTTTGATAACACATAAGTGAATGCTCCATCCTTACTACCTGCTTGTAGGTTTTTAATTACAGAGCGGATGTCAGGATAATATTCTTTAATTAGTTGGGCTACATTTTTAATATCATATGTCACCCCTTCAACGTCCAAGATGTGAGTACAAACGTGTCGTGCTACATCTGGCATTGAAGGTGGTTTCAACATATGAACTTCGCAACGTGACGTAAGAGGTTCAATCAACCTTTCAATGTAATTACACGTTAGAATAAAGCGAGTATTAATAGAATACTCTTCAATAATGTTGCGAAGTGCTGCTTGAGCGGGCTGGGTAAGGAAATCTGCTTCATCTAGTATTACTACTTTAAGGGGATTAAATGTAGCTGATGATGCAAATCCTTTTACTTTCTCTCGGATCATATCGATACCGTTCTCATCACTAGCGTTAAGGTAAACATAATCACATTTGATGTTGTTTACAATTAATTTAGCTAATGTTGTCTTTCCAGTACCAGCTGTTCCAGCAAATATAAAGTGAGGAATGTCGTTTGAAGCAATACAATCGGCGATACGGGCTTTAACCGTATCATTGCCGATGTACTGTTCTAAGGTCTGCGACCTATATTTCTCAATCCAGAGTGTGTGTTGTTTTTTCATAACTTAAATATATAACCTTTGTTTTGCCTTTCCAATTACATCATTCCCATCATATCCATTCCATCATCTTTTTTCTTGTCAGATGGTTTTTCATAGATTACACATTCCGTCATTAATAATGTAACAGCAGCGGCTGCGGCATTTTCAAGTGCTGAGCGTACTACTTTAGTTGGATCGATAATACCTGATTCGTAAGCATCTACTAGGCCACCTTCTTCGATGTTTGGTACTAAATTTGGGCTTTCGCTATGATTATTCATACTTAATATCCAAGATATTTTAGATTCACCGGCATTACCTAGAATTTGTTCGAATGGTTGAACACATGCTTTCCAAACAATGCGTTTACCCTTGTTGAAGTCATCACTGTTGTCTTTATCGAATGTAATTGCTTCTTTAGCTTGTAGTAATGCTACACCTGCACCAGGTAAAATACCTTCTTCCAATGCTGCTTTAGTTGCTTGTAATGCATCATCTAATCGATCTTTCTTCTCTTTCATCTCGATTTCAGTTCCACCACCAACATTGATAATAGCTACTCCACCAATCAATTTAGATAAACGTTCTTGTAATTTTTCTACTTCATATGGTGAATTAGATTTATCAATTTGTGATTTTAATTCTAAAATACGAGCTTCAATTACATTAACATCACCTTTACCATCAACGATTGTAGTTGTATCTTTACCAACTGTAATTGTTCTAGCTTCACCGAACCAATCTTTGTTGAATTTGTCTAAACGCATACCTTTTTGTTGTGATACTACTGTTCCACCTGTTAATGTTGCAATATCTTCTAGAATAAGTGTTCTGCGTTCGCCAAAGTCAGGTGCTTTAACAGCAGCTACTTTCAAGATACCTCTCATTTTATTAACAATAAGTGTTGCAAGTGCTTCACCATCAATATCTTCAGCTACAATAAACAAAGATTTATTTTGTGTTGATACTGATTCTAGGATTGGCAATAGATCTTTTACTGCTGAAATTTTACCATCTACAATTAGTAATAGTGGTTTATCTAGTACTGCAGTCATTGTATTATTATCTGTTACCATATAAGGTGACTTATAACCTCTGTCGAACTGCATACCTTCTACTACCTCTAAACTAGTTTCACCTGTTCTTGATTCCTCTACTGTTACTACACCATCACGTCCTACTTTATCAATTGCGGTAGCAACTAATTCACCAATTTCTTCATCCCCATTAGCTGATAATGTAGCTACTTGTTTAATTTGTTTCTCATCATCTATATCTACAGACACTTTTCTTAATGCATCAACTACTTCTTTAACAGCGGCTTCAATACCACGTTTTACTTGTGTTGCATTTGTTGATGCATACGCAGTAGCATCTAATGCTTGCGATGCAATTGAATGTGCAAGTACAGTTGATGTTGTTGTACCATCACCAGCAGCATTTACTGTTTTTTCAGCTGCTTGCTTAATAACTGTTGCAGCCATGTTTTCAATTGGATCTTCCAATACAACTGTTTTAGCTACACTAACACCATCTTTTGTTGATGCTACTTGTCCATGTTCTTTTTCAATCAATACATTACGACCAAATGGTCCCATTGTTACTGATACTGCCTTATTGACCTTGTCAATACCAGCTTGTAGTTTTTGTTTTGCTTCTCTATCGAAACTTATAATCTTACTCATATGTGTTTTTATTTTTCTAAAATTGCAATTAAATCTTGTTCCTTACATACAACGTATTCTTCACCATCTACAGTGATTCGTTGTCCGCCAAATGCCGGGAATATTACAGTGGCACCTACTTCAATCGTATTAGGTATTAATACTCCATGTAGATTTACTAATCCGGGTCCTGATGCTATTACTTCGCCCATTAAAGGACGTTCTTTCCCGGCATCAGGGACGATAATGTTTCCATACATAACCTCCGACTCCTCTTGTTGTTTAATTACAACGTGGTTGTGAAGAGGAATAATTTTCATTTTACTCATAATACGTGTTTTTTATTTATAGATTTATTTATACTTCCATATATACCCACCCACTGTTTGTTTTTTTCCTTTACAACAAGCGGGTATATTACTACTATTTATTTTTAATGTTTGTTTTACTTCTGTTCCACTGCTCCATTCTTTAATAAAATTACCTTGTTTATCATATTGAAGAATAGGTTTTCTTAAATTTTCTTTAAAACTTTCAGATTTAGGTATCCTTTTATTAATTTTAATACCTCTCATTTTACATTTAGTCTCTTCAGATTTAGGTTTACGCATTTTTTGTTTTATATATTCACTCCATTTACCTCTACTATTACCTAATCTTAAATTCAATCCATTCTCTCCTAATACCTTATAGTATTCACCCCCAATATATTTCACGTTCATTTAATAAATCTTCAGTACATTCTTCTATTATTTCAAATGTATGATTATCATAACCATGTTTTATTAATGATCTATATAGTTTTATTTGAACTTTACAATCTAAACATTTGTATTTAATCCACCTATTTTCAATATTAGTAGATTGACCTATATATATTTTATTAGTTGGACTTATTATTTTGTAAATTCCTACCATTTTATTTATAACTTTAAGATACGACAGGTCTTTTGGTTTTCAAAACTTTACTTAATAGATATTTTCTTTGGCTTGTTTTCTTTAGCAAATGGAATATCTAAGGTCAATAACCCTTTATCGAGTTTAGCCTCTAATTTAGCTAATTCGTATTTGCTTGAGATTTTCCAAGCAATATCAAAACTAGCTTTTTTAATTGAACGATGTAAGTAGCGATACTCGTCTTGTTCTTTTTGTTTTTCATCTTCTGTTTTGCGATAAGCAATACGTAGTGTTTCCGAATCAACAATGATGTCAATTTCTTCTTTATCTAAACCTACTGCTGCTACCTCTATACGAAGACCACTGTCTGTTTCTTGAATGTCGCAAGGATGTTGTACAACCTTTTCTTTAATTGGTTTGAATACGGCATTATGATCGAAGAACGATTTCCATAACAAATCAAATTGTTCGTCAAAATTCCAAAAATCATTGTAGGTTGGTTGTCGGTACTCTAATGTTTGATAATTTGTACCATTTGTTGTAATTGTACCTAATGGGTTTCCTAGGTCGAAAGTGTTGGTGTAGTACGACGTGTTAAAGCCATCTGTCGTAACTACGAATACGTCATTTGTACTCATAATTGTTAGTTTTTATGCTCCCCTAAGGTAAGCGGTTAATTAATATAATTTAACATAACTTGACCTGTCGTATCTCGTTATGTCGTATATACATATATGGAGAGGTTACTCCCTACCAACAAGAAGATATGTTACTTTAACACCTTCTTCATTAGTAAATTCAATCTTAAGTAATCCATCTTCGGATACACTTAATTCGCCTGATGTAAACTGTTTATTTGCTGATAATATTTCACCAAATTCGTTTATTGGAAATTTGATTGGATCACCTGGAACAGATGATTGTTTTAATTTAATATTGAAATTAATTTTATTAGTGTAACCTTCAACACCACCTAACATAAACTCCATTGTTGCTTCGCTACCTTGTTTTACAGTAAATACCTCTGTACCTAGTGCTTTTTTAGCTTTAAGGAAACGTGCTACGAACTCTTCATCTAATTCAGCTACCATAGCGTAGTTAGGTTCGTTTATAGTTGGTACTGATGGTGTTAACATTGTGTCTGCTAAAGCATATTCTAGATTAAATTCGTTATCAGCGATAAGTAACTTATTAGCAATACCTTTATTCATTTCTACATCTAACACTAGAAAGTGATTAGTAATACCAATCAATTTTAGTAATTGAGATGTGTCGTAAACACCAAATTCACAATCGGGTAATTCCATGTTTGGAGCATCCAACACACCAACTAAATTCTTTTGAGACGAGATAAATTGTGTCATTAATCTTTTATCGATTATTTGAATTTTAACACGCTCAACTAAACCACCTAAGTAGTATTTTTCGATAACGTCTTCTAAATATGGTTTCTTCATTATTTATAAAATATTTGTATTAATAATATTAAAGTTGCTAGGCCTAAACAAGCGATTGTTTTGAAAGTGAGTGGTTCTTTAAATAGAATAGTTGACATAAATGTAAACACTGTTACACCTATTCCAAATCCAATTAATCTACTAGGCCATATTTCACCATTATATGCTGCTACTAAATGTTTTACAGACATCATAAAGCAAAATGATATAGGCATTCCCATTAGTAATGTTAACCAGATGTTGTTCTTAAGAACATCATATTTAAGTTGACCTTGTAGTTGTAAGAATGTTATAATTTGGGCTATTAAGCCAAACATTGCTCCTTTAACTAAATCCATAATGTAAATGTATAACCTTTATTTTGACTTACCAAAATTTCCACCAAGGTTTTTCTATTGGTAGTTTCGGTTGTTTATTAACTATAAATCTTTTATTAAATAAGTTGTAAACTACTCGATGTAAATAGCTTTGTTGTATTTCATTTAATTTATCAGCTTTAACTATAATCATCACGGGAATTATCAACTCAGAACCATCTTTTTCGATTATTTTTATTTCTGTGTCTACACGAAAGCGGTCGGGGTTAATAATGAAGTTGATCATTGCTACATAAAGTTAAAGAATTTAGTAATATATGTTGATAAATATTTATTTCTCACCCCCATTGGGGTTAGTTATCTTGTATATTCCTATCATAATTTATTGTTTCCAATAAATATTAAGGCGGCTGCTAAAACCGGAAAAATTTAGTAATCATTTTATTTAATATAGGAAAATCCCACCCTACATCACTATATATCCCAGTTAATTTATTTAGCAATACTGAATTAAATGCTTCTTCTCTATCAACATATTTGTTAATGAATTCAATTATGAATTCAGGATCTTCTTCATTTCCTCTAAATCCAATTACATCAATATTATAAGGATTAGGTTTTAATGAAACATATTTCATTTTATCCCCCTCAACAAATAATGAATATTTCTTATCTAATTTTTTAAATTTAATTAGATCATTTGTATACACTGCTGCTTTCGTATTAATTGGTGCTTTTAATTTAAATTCACTAAATATTTCGCCTGGTGAAGGACGTTTAGCAATATACGAGCTAATTTGTTTAACGCCTGTTGGTTTAGCTAAATCTTTCCAATCTAGTTTATCTAATGATGATTTGAACTCAACTATTTGCTTATCGATTTCGGGTTTAGGTTTACCTGACATTATGTCTGTTAGTAGTGTTTGACCGAATTTCTTGTATAGTGGAGGCATATTTGATTTCATTAGATCTAAACCCATCATAATCATCTCTTCAGTATCAACACCTTCCTTATTTACAATAAGCATAGCGTAACGACGTTTACCTGCAAAGTAACCCCGTTCAATAACCACCTCTTGTTTTAATTCAAAGTAATGTTCACGATCATCTGGGATATGAAATGCTGACATTGCAAATTGGCTAATGAATTCATTTGCTACACCCTGTAATTCTGAGGCTATTTCTAGTATAAGAGGTATAACCTTATTTTTATCATTTAGATCTAAATCTGGGTAGCGATGAAGTAGTAGATCTTTAACATGGATGAATAATGAGTCTGTATCGCTAGTTATAATTCTGTCTTTATTTTCCATTCTTTTCAAATTGTTGATTAATTTTACCTAAGTAATATATTCTAGTTAATATTTTTGGCATACTATCCATATCCCCATTATAAAATAGTTCTTCTACCAACATGTTGATTGTTTCTATTTCTAAATCAATTAAATGTGTTTGTCCATCAAAAGAATTGTAAATTTCCCAATATCTTTTTGCGATTGTTTCTAAATCATTATTCATAACTTTCTATTATTTATATTTCCAATAACTGTTTTTATATATTTTTCCTGTTCTGATAGCTCCTGTTATTCCTCCACCAATTTCTTTTTTAATTTTATTTCTAGACTCCCATTCTTTAATTATATTATTATTTATAGGATCTATTTGCAATACTATTTTTTTTCTATTTATATTTTTAAGATACGAATCTTTTAGTGCCCCATATATTTTTCCTTTTTTTCCGCTAGGTTTACCTTTTTTTGCTTTACTTATGTTTTCTCCTCCTTGGTGTTGTTTTTTTAACTTATTTCCAAAGTCAGATGGTTTTATTTTATTTTTTAGGTTTGGTTTACCTTTTTTCAATAATGATAATAAATTTCCAAATCCTTCTGGTTTAGAGCGCCCTTTCATTTTTTCTGATTGTTTATATTTTGACTCTTCAGTATGGTATTCGGGTCCACTTCCACCTTTTTTGCGTTTATTAACTACATCATAACCTAAATCAATATAATGTTGTATCCATTTTGTTTCTAGTGGTTCCCAATCATTCCTATTTAAGGATTCTACTTCATCTATAATATTATACTTTATATTATTTCCGAATGCTTTTTTGTGATTATTCTCTCTGCTGTTTTTAGTTTTTCCTATATATGCTTTATTAGGATTATCATTAATATTTGTAACAAGATATATTTTAGTTTTCATAATTATTATTTCCAATAAATATATGAAAAGAATAAGTAACTATATAGTCTTTTTCTTATTTCCACATCCTTTAGGTGTGTTTTTTATTTCATTATTAATGTAATCATTCATATTCTTAATACTTTCCTGTAATAGCCTTTGTCCTGTTAATGTAATAGCAGATGATATTATTTTATGTCCGTCTGTATAGCGCCAGCCATTAATAGCGTAGCAACCATAAACGTCATTCAATTTAATTTTCATCGCGTGTTGTCGTCTATTATAAAACTCACCTAATATAGCATCACCTGATTTGTATGCTTTTTTCATTTTATTTTTATAATCAACACGTCTATTAAACCAATCAGTTAATACTTCACATACTACTGATGATTTATCAGTTCTGAATATAGCACCTGATGCTGCTGTAATCCAATTGTTTGATTCAATCATTTTAACAATCTTACCTACAGTAACTTGTGTGCGTGATGTAGTGAAACTTTCGTTTAGTTTTTCAATTACAACTAGATCGTCTGGATTCATTTGCTTTAATTCAGCATATGTCCATTGATTATCGTATTTGCCACTATTAACAATACGACCTATTAATGTTTCTATTCCAATATTCAATGAACGAATAATGGAAGGATATAGTGATGTAAAGTCTAAGTCAATAACCCACTCATATAACCCAGGAACAGGATCTTTTAAGTAACCACCAGCATAATCATCACTAGTACGTTCCTTAAGTGATGGATTTATAGTTGTTGGTTTATTAGGTGATACTATACCTTGACGCTTAAGATATGTCAATATAGCTCCATCATTCATTACAGTTGATAGATAGATCTGTTCATATGGTACGTGACATAAGTGACATATAATCGTTGTTAGCTCAATGAATTTAAGTTTCTTTTCTAGTTCAACTATAATTTCAACGTCACGTATATTATACTCAATGAATTTGTTTATGTCTTTCTGGAATAGTGTATCAAGTGAACCTTCATAATCTATTTTATTCATCTTAACATACTTCTCACCTATATCATCTAATCTATAAGATGGTTCTAGCTTTGTAATATATTTTTTAAATAGCAACATATAGTCTAAGTGATTAATACCACCTAGCTCTATTGGTTGTGATTGATCCCATTCAGTAAAATTTAATTTACATAATGGTGATAGTCTTGATGCTTGGTCCTTACCTAGCACATTACACATTCTATAGTACATGTAGGGTATATCGAAGAATCCACTATTCCATCCTGTAATAATAGTTGGATCTATTTCTTCCCATAAGTCAAGGAATGCAGATAGCATTTCTGCTTCTGTTTTATACGGTCTTATTTCCTTATCGCCTGAAACAGGTGCTATTTGTTGTTTTTCATCTAATATTAAACAGTAATATTTTTGAGTTGTAGCATCATATACAGCAACCGATGTCATTTTCATAGGTGCTGATTTGATATATTCTGGTGTTAATGTTCCACCAATTTCACACTCAATATCGAAATAAACTATGTTTTGATATTCAGGTGTATCATCACTGTCCTTATAAACATCGATTAGTACACGAGTAATTTTATCAACGTCTTGTTCATACAGTGAAGTGTCTCTCCATTCATATTTGGTTACAGGAGTAGCACGTTTACCATCTAGTGTTTCTAGTGGTCCATTAGGTGTTATTTTGTATAATTCGGGTGTGTACTTGAAGTCAATCCATCCCTTTTTATCGTCTCTAACATGATAAGTGTATGTTGACCTATCGTAAAATGCTGCTTGATACATAACCTTAATTTAATAAATTATTTTGCCTTAGCCAAATTCAGGCGAAGGAAGCACTTTTCCAAGCAGTAC